GAAGGAAGAATATTCAAAGGCGATGCAAAAGTTCAAGTTACAGTAGACTTAGATAAATATACTAGAGAATCAATTCATACAATTTTAGTCAGCGCATGTCATTATGAAGACATTGATGAAAAAACTGTGAAGAAAACGATTCAGGACATCATTGTCAATTCATTAAGATTTAACGAATGTAAAAATATTGATGAAGTGATAATCATAGCAAATCCATCAGGCGTGTGGACCATAGGCGGACCAGTAGCAGACTCAGGACTCACAGGAAGAAAGATAGTCTGCGACCAATATGGCGGATACGTTCAAGTGGGTGGTGGCGCATTCTCTGGAAAAGATCCAAGCAAGGTAGACAGAAGCGGTTCCTATGCAGCAAGAGAAATTGCAGTAAGAGCAATCGATAAATTCAAGAAATACGGACTAGCAGACGTTCAAATTCAAGTAGCCTATGGAATAGGTATCAAAGAACCATTAAGCGTCAACGTCATTCTTAATGGAAGTTTAACTGCCGATGATAGAAAAGAAATTCATGAATATATCAATCGAATTGAATTAACTCCAGGATCGATAATCAAACGTCTAGGACTCAAAGATTTAAAATACAGTGAAATAGCAGGCGGATGCCACTACTATGGCAAACACTGGTAGGAAACCCATTCCTGCAGAAGCCATCGACAACCAAAGTCATAAAAAAAACAGTGAAGAAATCGAGATGCGTAAAGAGATAGAAGCCAAGCTTAAAACTAAAGCAAAGCTGACAGTTCCTAAGTATCTAACAGATGAAGCCAAGAAAGAATGGCGAAGAATCATGAGATTGTATAATCAAATGGAATTGAAAATCCTAAACGATCTCGATATCACTGCATTAGTCATGTACTGCGAAGCAACAGCGATATATAAAAAGGCTCAAGAAACATGGGCAAAGGTGAATCAAGTCGTATCCGGGAACGATGCCGGGCAAAAAATGCTTGATAAAACATTTGCTACGATGGAAAAACAGTCTAAGATTATATCAAAATTGGCAGAGCAGCTTTGCCTAACTCCTGTAGGAAGAGCAAGAATTGGAAATGCTCACAGCAAAAACAAGCCAAAAAGTGATGTGCTTGATCTCATGAATGAGGAGGACTAGTATGGATTATCAAGATAAACCAAACTATATCCGAGAGTACATCGAAGAGATCGAGTCTGGACGAATAATAGTTTCTAAAAAAGTAAAGAAAGTATACCTAAAATGGATGAAGCCGATTATTAATGACGAGCATCCATTGTATTACTTTAACCCTAATCCGGGATTAAAATTTATCAAGTTTTCTGAAACCTATTGTAAACAATCAAAAGGCGAATGGTCAGGGAAACGTATTGAATTGATGTTATGGCAAAAAGCATGGGCGCAAACACTATTCGGAACACTAAGAAGAGATACTCATCACAGAAGATTTACAGAGAGTTTTCTAGTCGTAGCACGTAAAAACGGTAAAACCACAATGAATGCGCCTTTAACGCTCTTTGGAATACTCCACGAAAAAGGAGCAGAAGTCTACGCTGCAGCAACTGTAACAAGCCAAGCACAACGTATTATCGAAGAAGCTATCGACATGATAAAACGTGAAAGAGAACTTGATAAGATATTTTCATTTCGCATCGCACCACCTAAAAGCATTAAACTTAAAGGATCATCTTCCTTGGCCAAAGTATTGTCATCAAACGTTCAAACTTTTGATGGACTCAATACAAGCTTAGGAGTAATTGATGAGGTTCATGAACTAAAAAGACAAATCTATGATATTCTAAAACAGTCAACATCAGCCAGACAACAACCAATCATATCGATGATTAGTACTGCAGGGTTTGTAAGAGAAGGTCTGTATGATAATATGTACGACCACGCAGTCAACATTTTAGAAGGAATTAGCCCGGACGATACATTGTTACCACTAATCTATGAGATGGACTCAATCGAAGAGATAGCAGACGAAGCAATGTGGATAAAGGCAAATCCATCCTTAGGTGTCATCAAACAGATAAAATACATCCAGGATCAAGTTCAAAGAGCAGAGTCAGATAAAAACTATATGAACACAGTCTTAACAAAAGACTTTAACATCAGAGGAATCACAGGAAAAGGATGGCTAAGCTTCGACGATCTTAACAATGAGATTGTATATACCGAAGAACAATTGAAGAAATTCGACAATTCATTTGTTATAGGTGGGTTAGACTTGTCAAGAACTGGTGACCTAACAAGTTTCACAACAATGCTATTCGATAAAGCAGACATGATAGAAGGTAAGAAGCCTCGAGCGATAGCAATAACAATGTACTGGATCACCGCAAAATTCTACAATGAAAGAATTCAAGATAAGAACAATAAGATACCATGGGCAGCATGGGTTGAACGTGGACTTGTAAGAATATCAGGTACGGAACTTATAGAATACAGAGATATTGCAGATTACATCAGCAATAACTTTAGAGAAAAAGGATGGATGTACCAGTACATTCAATACGACAGATATTCAGCTCAATACTTAATATCCGACTTAGTTTCTAGAGGTTATCAGAAAGACACATGCCTAGTAGCGACAGCTCAAGGAGCAAAAACATTAAGTATACCTATGCAGTTGATTGAAGCAGATCTAAGACAAAAGGTATTGTGCTACCAAAACAATCCAATCACCAAATGGTGTTTATCAAACGTACAGCTTGAACAGGATAGAAATGGTAACTATATGCCTAAGAAAATCAATGATCAGAGAGAACGCAAAATAGACGGCTTTGCAACGATTCTAAACTGTTATGTTAGAATAGCAGATGATATAGGTTACTACCTAGGACCAAGAAGACAGGAGGGATAAGATGGGATGGTTTCAAAACGCAACTGAATACGTTGCAAATATATTCAAAGGTAAGAAAACAGGAAGTCAACTCAAAAGCCTAAATGTCAACAGTCCACACTTTACAGGCGAAAGTAATCCTAAATTAAATGAAACGTTTGTGACCGGGTGCAACACCCACGCAAGACATGGTTCTAAAATCAGACCTTTGGTTTATTACAAAGGAGCAGTCTCTTCTAACAAAAATACACTTAATTACTTACTAAGTACCAGACCTAATCCTGCAATGAATGCACCCACATTCTGGGAAAAAGTAGTCCTTGAGTATTACATGAATAATAACGCTTTGATATTTGTTGAAAGAGGCGACAGTATAGCGTCTGATAGAGTAAAAGCACTTTGGATAATCCCTACAGACTCTGTAGAGATACGATCAGACGAAAAGCAGCTGTACTTTAGATTCAGAATAGGCAGTCAGACATACATTACAGATATGAATGATATGATAATTCTGTCAAGAAACGTTGGCTTCTTAGTTGACACATTTGGAAAAATTGACAAATCGATTGAGCAAGTCATAAAGATAATCAAAACAAACTATGAAGGTCTAGAACAATCAATTCGAATGTCTGCATTTATCCGTTTCTTAGTTTCAACACCTACACTACTCTCAGAAGAACAAAAAGAAAAAAGAGCTAAAGAATTCTCTGACAGGTACCTTGGAAGCGAATCAGCAGGGATAGCATATATCGATGCAGCACAGCAAGTTATCCAACTAGATACAGCAAAAGGTAAATATGCAGATTCCGATGTGATGGGTTTACTAGAAAAGAAAGTTAAAGATTATCTTAACATCAATGATGCGATGCTTTCTGCAAATTATAACGAAGATCAGTTCCAAGCGTATTACGAAACTAACATGGAACCAATCGCTATAAAGATAGCAGCTGAACTGACAGAGAAAATCCTAAGTCCTAGAGAAAGAGAAGTAGGTAATGAGATCAGAGTGGATGCAAACAGATTGCAAACCGCCTCACTCAAAACCAGAGCTCAAGTTGCAGCCATTATTCAAAAATCACCAGTTCATATACCAAACGTTGTGAACGAACTGCTTTACATACCACCAGTAGAGGGTGGCGATGAACCATACACATTCCTAAACTACGCTAAGACACAAGAACAAAAAGAGCAAGAAGAGGAAGATAACATTACCAATCCCAAGCCTAAGGAGGATAAATAGATGGAAAAGAAGCTTATAAATGACTTGCGAATAAACCGTCATGGCAACTATATGAGAGAGTTCTCAGGAGTACATGCCAGATCAGAAGGAACTGAAACAGCACCAAAGATGATTGTAGAAGGACAACCAATTGTATTTAATCAAGAAACAATTTTATTTACTTATGAGGGTATCGATTATAAAGAAATCATCGATACAGCAGCATTAAACAACACTGACATTAGTGAATGCTTTCTAAAGTTTAATCACGATGACAATCATGTTGTAGCTAGAACCAAGAATAAATCCTTGGAATTAGAAATCAAACCTGAAGGTGTTGGAATCAAAGCAGAATTAGTAAACACTCAAGCAGGCAGAGATATGTACGAATTAGTTCGAACAGGCATCATCGATAAGATGAGTTTCGCTTTTACTATAGAAGAAGAATCCTACAATAAGGAAACCCACACATGGACAGTCCGAAAAATAGGTAAACTCTATGACGTAGCAGCAGTTGCTCATCCTGCTTATGAACAAACTGAAATCTATGCACGCAGACTTGGTGAGGTGGAGGCCTCACGCAAGAAGGAATTGGATGATTCCATTGCGAAAGAGAAGATTCAGTTAGAAAACAGACGTAAAGATGTGCTTGCAAGATTAGAAAATATAAAATAAGGAGATCAATGAAAATGAACATTGAACAATTAAGAAGTAAAATCGAAGCATTACGCAGTAAGATTGATGGCTTCAAAGTCGAAGCTAAGACAGCAACATCTGAAAGATTACTTCAAATCGAAGAAGAATCCAGAAATGCTGAAACAGAAATGGGTACTCTTAACACACAATTAAGAGAAGCATTAGCAAACAGATTTGGTCAAGCTCGAGTTATTCAACAACAACAACCAGGATCAACAGAAATTGACCAAAGAATTGCAAAAATGAAGAGAAAGAGCGCTCTAGCCGAAATCATCGGACGTGGCTTTAAAAAGCAAACTTTCTCAGAATCAGAAAAGCGCGCATTAGGCGTAGCATTAACAACTACTGCTGAAACTTATGTTGCAGCAACAGAACTTGTTGATGGAGTCAATAACGCTGGTGTATTTATTCCAACTAGCGTAATCCTGGATTTATTAAGAGAAGAAGGTTTATTAAGCCCAATCCTTCGTGATATTTCATTCACAAGCATTCCCGGCTTAGTAGAATTCGTATTCAGAAAATCACGTGATAAGGCAAAATCAAAAGCAGAAGGTGCTACTGGTAAAGACAATCAAATGGAATGGGATAAAGTAACTGGTGTCAAAGGTTACTTACAAACTATCATTCCAGTGACTGACGAAGTCCAAGCATTAACAGCATTTGACTTTGGTGCATATATCATCGATCAACTCATTCAAGATTTAAATGAAGATTGGGTTTATGACCTAATCTATGGTGCAGGAAACTCAGACCACATCAAGGGTATCACAGTAGGCGCTCTAGCAGCAGTTACTGGCGGATACGATGCAGGTAAAGAAATTGATGCATTGATTGCAGGGTTAGCAAAACTAACACCTAAGTTCCGTAGAAACGCAAAGATTTATGTTGCGACTGATGTCTACGACAAAATCCTATTCTCAACAGATGACAATGGCAACTTCAAGTATCCAGTTTTCAATAACTCAACAGGAATTTCTTCATTCGGTTCAGTAAGAGTTGAAACTGATGAAAACTTGACTGCAGGCGATTTCATCATCGGTAACGTTACCAAGTACTTCAAGGCAAACTCATTGATTCCAATCAGAATTGAAACAGATCGTTTCCCACGTAGAGGCGTTACTGAATATGTTGCAAGCGAATACTGCGCAACTGCTCCAGTTCCAAACGCATTCGTCCATGGCGTCAAGAAGTAATAGGCGGTACATAAAATGGGAAGAAATGCAGATCAATTGAAAGTTGCTTTGAAAAATGTAGCTAGCAAAGATGTAGATGGTTCTACAAAAGGCGAAATCCTTGAGAACTTCAATCTTCAATACGAAGACGTCGAGCTAACAATCAACGTTGTTGACTCTGTAGGCGAACCTGTAGCAACACCTACAGTTGTACTCAAAAAAGGTGCAACAATCGGCAGTGGCGATACCGTCACTGCATCAGCAGGTAAGTATCCAGTATTATATGGAACTTACAACTATTCGATTACAAAGACTGGTTATGTAACAAAGACTGGCTTAATCACAATCGGATATGATGAAGCACGTGCAGGCGTTGCAACATCAACAATCGCTCTAGTAGCATCCTAAAAAATAAAAATATGAAAGGGGTGGCATGACATGTCAGTAGCAACAGGCGCAGATTTAGTAAATAAGATTGCATATGCAGTTGGATACGATGTATCTGATTTAGTTTCAAAAACATATATCGAAGATCTTATTGATGCAGGCATCGAAGATATGAAAGGCGCAGGAGTTCCAGAAACAGTAATAGTTTCCACGAACAAACTGGTAATAGCCACCCTTACCATATTTGTAAATGATAATTTGAACTTAACAACAGGAAACCATAAAACAAGCACAATGTATATTGCAAATATTGATAAGCTAAGATCAGTTATCACTGAATCAGTAGAATAGAGGTGGTATGATGAGAATAAATACCACCATTTATTTATTTAATATTATTCAAGTGCAAGATTTGAATACAGGCGAACGTGTAAAAACGATTGAGTCTGTAGTGCGTGTTCAAGGTTCAGTTGGACCAACTGGGAGTTCAACATATTGGCAAGCACAAGCAGCAAACGTTCAGCTGAGAGGAACTATCCAGATCCAGAACAGGGTGTACAAGAAACAGAAATACATCTACTTTAAAGAAAACGAACAAGGACAAGTCTACAGTTGCAACTCGACTGCGAAGGCAGAAGATGAACACTTAATTAAAATTAATTATGAAGACATAAAAGAAGAAGGTATAAAGGAGTTGATAGAAGATGCTATCCAAGGACTATGACGCATTGTGGAATCTTCTAAAAGACACTAATTCTGCTCCAGTTTACATGGAAAAAATGGATGAAGAAGAAACCAAAATACCTGCAAAATTTGTAATCTTCGAACGCTCTACGACAGATCAGTCAGCAGAATCAGGCGATGGTATTGAACTTCTTAGAGAAAAGTATTTCACAATTAGTATTTATGCTAAAAAAATAAACGATGCAGTCACTATCATGAATGCATACAGAGATAAACTTATTCAAAATGGTATCCGTTTTACACAACAAGGACCTATCTACGATACAACCAGTCAACGATACACTGTAGACTTGGATGGAAGATACTCATATGGCGTATAAAGACGTAGGATATGAATTTGAAAAACAAATGAATGACATCCTAAAAAGTGTTGCAACAGATACCAAAAAAAAAGTTGAAGAAGGTCTTGATGAAGCATCCAGAATTATGCAACAAGATTTAGAATCGCACAGCCCTATAGGTTTATCAAGCGATGAAAATCTAAAAGGATCCTGGATGACTAAAAAAAAGTATCAAAGAGTACGTTATGTGGGTTCAACCAAATTGGTACCCACAACCAGAAATGGGCGAAAAACGACAGTACCGCTAACGATTGTATTAGAACATGGCGCTAAGAGTCCTCACCGGGGTTTTATGCGCAGAAGATTTCAAGCCCAAAAAGCAAATATTATCCTAGCAGTAAAGAAAGCTATTGAAGGAGGAAACAATAATGGCTAAAACTAAAGAAGTACAATTTAACGTGAAGAATGTTAAATATTGTTTGGCAGCAACACCACTTGTTATTAGTGACGTAGCGTATGCTAGTCAAATCAGTTTCGAAGCAGCAATCAACAAACTCCCTATCTACGGTGACGGTCAGAAGCTGACTGAAATATTCGCAGATCAAGGGTTCACAGGAGCATTGACACTCATCCAAGTACCAGAAGACTTCCTTAAAGACTTAGGTTACAAACAAGAAGTCGATGGCACTGGTATCGCAGATATCTCTGTTCCGAAGTCCGTAGAAGTTCATCTCTACTATGA